ATGTAGAGGATGGAGTGCAATTAATAGAGGTAATGATTGAAAACCCAATAACAGGAATTTTAGAACCAGTTTATAAATAAGACATGGCAGAAAAGGTAATAGCGATAAAAGTTGATTTAAAAGGTACTGAAGCACAAAAGAAAAAGTTAGCAGCTTTAGAAACTGAGGTTAAAAAGCTAACATTGCAAAGAACTAAGCTTAATAAACAACTTAAAGACGGCACTATTAATACAAAACAATATGGTGCTGCAATAGCTAAAATAAATACGGGTTTAAAAGCTCATAGAAGGGAGTTATTAGTTACCAGACAAGAGATGTTAGGTATTGATGGCTTTACTACTAGACTAGGTAAGTCATTTAGAAAAATGGGTACTAGTATAGTTGCTGGTTTTGCTGGTTTATTTGCTATTCAACAATTAACAAGATTAATAAAAGAAGCTTTTAATACAATTAAAGATTTTGAGCAACAGATGGCTAAAGTACAAGCCATTACAGGTGCAACAGATGAAGAGATAAAAGAGTTATCAGATTCTGCAAAAACTTTAGGAAGTACTACACGAAAAACAGCATCAGAAGTAGGAAAGCTACAAGAGGAGTTAGCAAAGTTAGGTTTTACAACAGATGAAATATTAGATGCTACTGGTGCTATAATTAATTTATCAGAGGCTACTGGTTCAGACCTTGCACAGTCATCAAGTGTAGCTGCTGGAGTTTTAAATGCTTTCGGTTTAGAGGCTGAAGATACTAAGCAGTTAGTAGATGTTATGGCTAAATCATTTAGTAGCTCTGCACTAGATTTAAATAAGTTTGAGGTTGCGATGGCCAATGTAGGGCCAGTAACCGCTGAGGCTGGTTTATCTGTTGAAGAAACTACTGCAATGCTAGGTATTTTAGTGGATAGAAACGTACAAGCGTCTAAGGCTGGTACAGGTTTAAGAAACGTATTTTTAACACTAGCAAAAGAGGGTAAAACACTTGAGGGGGCAATGGAAGAAATAAACGCTGCTACCGATAGAAGTGCTAAAGCTACTGAAATATTTGGAAAAGAAAATGCCGTAGTTGCTACAATACTAGCAGATACTAGAGATGAAGTAAATGAGTTAAATGCATCATTAAATAATACTGATGATGATGCTGCTAAGATGGCTGAAACAATGGGTGATACTCTAAGCGGTGACTTAGATAAGCTTACTAGTGCTTATGAAGGATTCATATTGAGCTTAGATAGTGGTGAGGGTGCTTTTAGTAAAACCATAAGAAATATTTTACAATTTTCTGCTGAGTTTTTAAGGTTAGCATCTTTAGTAGGTAAAACAACAGAGCAAATAAAACAAGATTTATTTGATGAAAAACTCCCTGAAAGAATAAAGCAAATTAGAAAAGATGAGGAGCAATTTCAACAAGAAATGCTTGATAGAGTAAAGAATAGAAAAGATTTACAAAATGCTACTGAGAAAGAAATTATTGATGCTCAAGTTTCACAATTAGAGTTAGGGAGAAGCTTAACTAAAACACAGGTAGATAGATTACAAAAACAAATTGAAGAAGGTAATTTAACTGAACAACAAAAACAGTTTAAAGAAAATCAATTAGAAATTGAAAAAAATAGATTAGACGTTCAAAATAATTTATTAACTGAATTTAAAATTGAGAAAGGCTTACAAGAGGATTTAGAAGAGATTGAAAGGCGAAAAAGAATCGAAAAAAATAAGCAGTTAAGATTAGAAAAACAAGCTGCTGAAAAAGCAAAAGAAAGAGCAAAAGAAGAGAAAAAGACTAGAGAGGTTATTGACAGAGATACTACTAAGTCAATAGCTAATAAAGAAAAGTTAGAGCAAGAGGCTTTAAATATTAAAAAACTATCTACACTTGAAACAGAAAGAGAGATAGAGGATGAAAAATTAAAAATAGCAAGAGAGGCTGCAAAAAAGCAAGTTGATTTAAGTAAAGCTACTGATATAGCAAAAAAAAATGAAAAGTTAGCAATAGATGCTAAGTTTGATGCACAAGAGGAGGCTTTAAAATTAACAAGAAAAAAAGAAGATGAAGAGAAAGATGCAGAGGATAAACTAGAGCTAAGAGATAAGCAGTTACAATTTGCTCAAGAAACTGCTGACTTACTATCTGAAGTTACTACTGCTAGAGTAAATAGGCAAAAAGATTTAGCCTTAGCTGGTTTAGATGCACAATTACAACAAGGCTTAATTAATCAAGAGGAGTTTGATAAGCAGAGAGAAAAGATAGAAAGAAAAGCATTTCAACAACAAAAAAAGATTGATATTGCTAGTGCTTTAGCTAATGGTGCAATAGCTATTACAAAGACAATAGCTCAATTAGGTGGTGTTGGTGCTATAACTCCTATGGGTGCTGCTAGTTTAGGATTGGTTGCAGCTCAAACTGCTGCTCAAGTTGGTATAATAGCTGGGCAATCATTTGCTGATGGTGGTTATACTGGTGATGGTTTTGGTACTCCAGATAGCTCAGGATTTAAACAAGCTGGAGTAGTGCATGAGGGTGAATATGTAGTACCTAAGAATGTACTAGAATCTCAAAGAGGTAGTAGTTTAGTAGGTGCTTTAGAGGCCATGCGTACAAATAGGCCTCAACCATTTTCAAGCTTTGGTTTTGCTAATGGTGGTTTTGCTGGTGCTAGTGGAGTAGATATGTCTGAACTAGAAAACAGAATAACAAGAGCTGTTGCAAGTTCAATAGGAGCTATACAGGTAGTTAATAATGCTACTGATACTATTACACAAGCTGCTAAAGTGAATAATATACAGTCAGAGGCTACATTTGGTTAAAATTATTATATTTAGAATATGTGGTTTACAAACTTATTTGGACGGGCTAAGAATATTAGTAGTGATTTAGCGAGTTATCAAAAGAAATTAAAAAGGCTAGATATTTGTGATGGTTGCAATTACAAAAAAGATAACTTTAAGTTTTTATGGTTTGAAAAAGAGGGAATAAGCCAATGTAACATTTGTAAATGTGCTTTAGTAGATAAGACAATATGGGAGGATGAAAAATGCCCAAAAGGTAAATGGTAGATTTTGATGTAAATAAAAATATTGAAAGCCTTAATCAAACAGAAAGGCTAAATATCAAAGAGGCTATTATTAAAACTCATGGTAAAATGTTTCCATGCTCTAAAAGCCTAGAGTATTTATCAGACCTATTTAAAGAAAATGTAGAACCAAATTTCAAAATTTCATGTGGACGGTGCAAAAGGAGAATAATAAACTTTTGGAAGCAGAGGCTAGAGAATTGGCAAATGTATTAAACGACACTTTATTTAGTGTTGTTAATAATGCTAATGATATTAAGCATGCTACTGAGTTATTATTAAGTACTGGTTTAATTAATCAAAAAGCTGTACGTAATCTAGCAGTAATAAATGATTACCATATAATGAGAAAGAATCCTTTAATGATGATGAAGGATATCTATTATAACCTATCTGTTAAGTATGATATATCTGTAAATTTGGTTATCAAGATAGTACTACAAAAATAAATTTTTTAAATATTTCTTTGTATTAATTTTTTATTACAGAATAAAGTTCTTATATTTGTAATATAACAAACACTTAAAACAACAAACATTATGGAAAATTTAAGACAATTATACAACAGAAAAGATTTAATCAGTTGCGAAGTTTATCAAATTAGTAAAACACTAAAGCAAAGATTATACAACATAGAAACCGAGAGAAGTCTTGAGATATTTATTAAGAATACAACTCAGAATAAATGGGGTTTAATTAATGAGCATATAAAGTTTACATATGCTAATGGGGAGGTTATTTTATTACCTGTACAAAACAATTAAAAATTTTATATATTAGCTTCAACTTTGTAAGTGAATTTTTTGTGATTTTAAAGAGAGGGTTTTTAGGGTACCCTCTTTTTTTATGTAAAAAAATTATACATCAATTTTAAAACAATTGTTTAATGTTGTTTTATGAATTGGTATAATTTAAGTAATTCTATAAATAATAAGTTATCTATTTCGATAGATGAAGAAATAGGCTCTTTTGGTATTGATGCTAAAAGCTTCATTGATGAGGTTAAGGCTTCAGGTTTTAAAGATATAGAGCTTACTGTAAATAGTGGAGGTGGTTCAGTGTTTGATGCTCTTGCTATTTATGACTTCTTAAAAAACTCTAGTTATAATATTTCTGTAAAGATTGAAGGTTTAGCTGCTAGTGCTGCTACTGTTATTGCTTTATCTGGTAGTGAATTACCTGTAATGAGTGAAAACAGTTTCTTTATGATTCACAATGCATGGATGCCAGTAGTATCTATGGAGGGTATGAACAGTGATGAGATTAGAGATTACAAAGAAGAGCTAGAGAAACAAGCACAGTTGATGGATAAGATTAATCTTAAACTTGCTAAAATTTACGCTAATGCAACAGGCCTTGAGTTATCTACTATTCAGGACATGATGAAAGCGGAAACATGGTTAACTGCTGAAGAGGCTAAAGAGTATAATTTCATTGGTAGTATAGAGGGTGCTCTTGCTATTGCTGCTTATGCTTCACCTAAAGAGTTAGCTAAGAAAGGGTACAATGTACCATCTAATTATGTAAATCAATTAAATAACGTAAATATGTCTGAAAAAGAAGGTCTTTTAGACCAACTAAAGGCTTATGTTTCTGAATTGTTAGCCCCAAAGGCTGAAGCAGTTGAAGAAACAACAGAAGAAACTCCAGAAGTTGAGGCTGTTGAAGAAACTACTGAAGAGGTTGAAGAGGTTAATGAGGAGGTAACTGAAGAGCCACAAGATGCAGTTGATGTTGAAGCTATCAAAGCAGAGCTTATGGATTCAATTAAAGCTGAATTAACCGCTAAAGATAGCGAGTTAGCAGAAATGAAAAAGGAACTGGATAAGGCGAAAGCATCTAGAGAGCCGTTAGAGGCTAAAGAGGATGTTGTTAATCCTGAAGCTAATGTAAAAGAGGTGGATGAGTTAGGTGCTGCAATCCTTAATATTTTAAAATCTTCATATAAATAATTTAAAAAATGGCAAATTTTATTACACAATCAATCTCCTCTACCTATGCTGGTCAGGAGTTTACGGAAATCCTTTTCGCTCCTCAAGAAGGTAGCTCGGATTTATCAGGAATTAGAATTATTCCTAACATCAAGGTTAAGGCTAATATGTACCTTAACTCATCTCTTACAAAAATTGTAAGAAAGTACACTACTTGTGGTTTTTCTGCTACTGGTGGAGTTACTTCAGTATCTGATAGAACATTAGAAGTATCAAAACTTAAGGTTAACCTTGAGGAGTGTGGAGATGCTTTCTACGGTACTATCTTTGAAGAGTTCTACGGTTCAGGTACTGCAATTGATGACCTAACTGATACAGTTGTTGGAGAGGTTGCAAGAAAGAGAGTTGCTGAAGCTATTGCTGATGATAACGGGAGAATGGCTTGGTTCGCTGCTTCTACTGCTGCTTCATCTGATTACAACCAGTTTGATGGTTTTGTTCAGTTGTTTGTTGCTGGTTCTGCTGGTTTAGGTAAATATGTAGAAATGACTACTATCGCAAACGTAGAAGATACTAACGGTGACCTAGTTGCTGATGGTGCTTACACTTTGTTAAAGTCTGCTTACGAAAACCAAACTAAAGTACTTAGACAAATGCCTAATGCATCTAAGTCTTTCAGAGTTACTGCTACAATCGTAGATAACTTAATGACTACTTATGAGCAGTTAGGAACTGGAAATGCTTTAGGGCTTCAGTTGTTACAAGATGGACAGTCTTTGACTTTCAGAGGTATACCAGTTGTAGAGGTTACTGGATGGGATACTCAGTTAGCTGATGCTGCTAACCCTAACTCTCAGACTTTAGGAATTGACATAGGTAAGAATATGATGGTTTACACAGTAGATGATAACTTAGTTATTGGTACTGATGTTGCTGATGCTGGTTCTCAATTGAAATTTAGAAGTAATGATGATGACGACGAGTTGTTAAAGATTATTGCTAAGTACAAAATGGGTGCTCAGTATGTATTTGGTGAGTTGATTTCTTTCTACTACTAAGAATTAAAGCCCCTCTTTATGGGGGGCATTTTTTAACTAATAAAATTTTATAAAGATGTCAGAAATTTCAACAGATATTTTAATTAATTGTAACGATGAGAATCGCAGAGGCGGTATTAAAAGAGTATTCGTTATCAATAAGGATGATATTTCTAGCTTCACTGCATCTACTGATAATCATAGTTATACAGCAGTTACTTTAAGTACTACTGATGACAAATGGTATGAGATAGAAGGTGAATTAGAAACTAAGCTTTACAGCTCAGAAGGTTCTCGTGAGAACGGTTCTATTTCTTATGAAACTTCATTAGAGGTATTTAGCCCTAAAATGGAGAAAGTAAAAGCTAAAGGTATTAATGCATACGTTGAATCGTGTGGATTAGTAGTAATCTTTGAAACTTACAACAAAGAGAGTGCTGATAACAAGGCCTTTGTTTTAGGATGGGATGAGATTATGGAAAAAGATGCAGCAGTAGACGCTATTGCAAATGAGGTTTTAGAGGCTGAATTGCAAGGGCAAAACGGATATACTGTAACTTTTGCTGGAAAGCAAGCCCAGCTAGTAAGAGAGTTTGTAGGTTCCATCACTACTAATAGCTCTGGTACTGTTAGCTTAGGTTCATAAATTTAGTTTATGGTGGATAGTTGCAGGTGCAACAAGTAGGGAGGGCTTTGCTAGGTTCTCCCTTTATTGCTTTTAGAAATAAAGTATTAATTAATTTTATTATATTTAGATATGAGCAAATATTACATAGAGCCTAGTTTTATAGGTAAAAAGATAATGGGAGCAGTGGGTATTATTAACCTTACTGAGAAAACAAGCCAAAAAGACTTAAAAAAACTTTACAATGCTGGATTTAAAGATATTGTAAAAATAGAAAAGGTAAAAGATGAGCCAAAAGAAGATAAGTAGTATAAAGGCTAGTACTGTTAAGACTGACCCTATATCTACTCCAATAGTTAAAAAAGAGAAAGAGCCTAATATTGATATAGAGCAGAAATGGGTTCCATTTTTTCAAGATTCTAATAACATTTATGTAAATGATTTAGCAAAAAGGGCTAGGCGTTCTAGTACTCATAGCAGTATTATAAATCAAAAAATTACATTTATAAAGGGTAAAGAATTTACTTTTAAGTTGGACGGTGAGAATGTGGGTTATGAGGATTTACCGCAAGATTTTCAGGAATGGTGTAAAGAAGTCAACCCTGAAGGAGATAGCTTATATGATGTATTTAGCGACATTGTACAGTCTTATGTTATTACTGGTAATGCTTATGCACATATTAAAAAGAGCGGTGATTACACTGCATTATATTGCGAGGATGCTACGACGGTAAGAAAAGGTAAAAGAAAAGATATAGCATATTTATCAAACTTTTGGAGAGATATAGAACTTTCTACTACCCCTAGTGCTCAATATCCTGTTAATGAGTTAAGGTTTTATGATGGCACTCAAAGCAAAGAGTTTTTAATTCACATCATGAGAAAGTATCCAGAGTTTAATTACTATGGATTACCTGATTATGTAGGTGCTTTAGACTGGATTGATATAGAGTACAGAATGAGTAAGTACAATATTGATAAGTTTGATAATGGCTTTTTCCCTAGTGTACTTATCCAGATGTTTGGAGAGGTTCCTGATGGAATGAATGCACAGCAATATGTTGAAAAGATTAAAGAGAAGTTTACAGGAGAGGCTAATAATGATAAGTTTTTAGTAGAGCTTTTAGATAGTCCTGAACAGGCTGCAAGTATTAAGGAGTTTGATAGAGAAAGAGATGGTGAATTTATGGAGCTATCTCAGTTATGTACAAAGGCCATTATTTCAGCTCACCGTATTACTCCTAGTTTAGCTGGTATAGAAACTGCTGGTAAGTTAGGTAGTAACCAACAGATAAAAGATGAGTATGATAAGTTTATGAATAGCGTAGTTATACCAGATTTTCAGGAGCCATTATTAAAAGCCTTAAACGGTATTATCAAGAGAGATACTAAATATGGTAATATTGAAGTAGGCATTTTAAATGTTAGCCCAGTTGGAGATAGTGCTAAAGTTGATTTAAATGCTGTTATAACCATTAATGAGGCTCGTAAGATGCTAGGCTTAGAAATGTTAGATGATGGTAGAGGAGAGCAGTTTGTAAATGAAAATGCTGTACAGAATATAGAAGAGGATACTAACGATGAAATAGAAGAAGATGGCGTATAATACTGAAATGATGACCTCAACAGAGGTAAGTACAGAGGCGATAAATGATAATTATTTTGATACTGCTTACTTTGATAAGTATATTTTAACTTCTCAAAGAAAGTATGTAAAGCCAGTGCTAGGAGTAGATTACTATGATGAGCTTTTAACACAAATAGCTGGAGCTAGTTTAACTCCTGATAATACTATTATAGTAAACAACTTCATAAAACCGATGTTAGCTCATTACGTAGTTTATGAGGTGTATTCTAAGATTCATACACAACTTACTAATCAGGGAGCTATGGAGAACAATACAGAGCAATCTAGTCAGGCTAGTAATTTTGAATATTCACAAAGTAGAGATTTTTATATTAACAAGGCTGATTTTTGGAAAAAGGACATGATAGAATATATCAAAGAGGCTAAGGATGATGATAGTACTAAATTTCCTTTATTTGATGATTGTGAAACTCCTGTACAGGTTAACAAAAAAGGTATAATATTTTATTAAGATATGGCAATATTACATAAGAATATTACGGCTGCTGCTGATATACATAACCCTAAATGGTTTAGCGGTGCTAATAATGGAGATTACGCTTTTAAAAACGAAAAAGGAGAGCTAGAGAGTATTGATGAGTTATTACTTCCAGCTGCTTTAAATTTCGTTGATGGTAGTGTAGCCCCTCCAACTACTAACAGCGGAGATATTTACATACTATCCTCTGGTGGTAGTGTTAATGCTGGTTGGGGTTCAGTTAGTTTACAGGATTGGGTACGTTATGATGGTACTCAATGGAATAGTATTACTCCTCAAAAGAGTAGTTTATGCTACGATAAAACAGCAGACTCGTTAAAGGTTTATGATGGTGCTGCATGGGCTGGTATGGGTTCTAGTTTTGGTAAGCTTGGAATTAGTGATAGTACTGGAGCCTTTACATATTATTCAACTCTTGCAGATGCACTATCTGCTGCTTCTAGTGGAGATACTATCCAATTTTTTGCAAACATTACAGAAACAAGTGATATAACGGTGACTTGTGTTGATGGTGTTAATATTAATTTTAATGGGTATACATATACTTTAAACACATCAGGAACTTCAAACGCTTTTACTGTTGGGAACAATGTTTCTTTAGAAATGTATAATGGTAAAATTAAAAGAATCGGAGCAACATCAGCTACAACATCAAAAGTTGCACTAAGAGTATCAGGTATTGGAGTGCTGACTTTAAATGCAATGATTTTAGAGAATGACTTTGGAAATGCTGGATATTTATCTAGTTCAACTAGAACAGTTAAAGGAGGTGATTTTGTTGGTGAATCTTTAGGTGTTTTCGTATCAGGTG